GTGACGATTGGGAAGATATTGCTCGTTATTCATTCTGTAACTGATGCAATATACATTAGAATATACTAGGATTAACAATAGTATTTTGCGATACTATTGTATTCTGAAAGATGATAAGTTATTATACTACTATCTTTCAGAATATGATGCAATTATGAAATTAAAGGAATTACAAAATGAAAAACAATGATGTAGAAAGAGAAATCAAACGCATGGTGGAAAATCGTAAACACTATTCAAACACAAATAGCCCTATTGATTTTCCTAAATCGGAGAATAAAATAAACGATAATACTATTGGTTATGCATTTAAAATGGGCCAACAATACTTGGCCGAATCTGGTACCGATTATCGTACCAATATCCGAACCAAACGAAAGGCTTTAATGATTTGCCATGCCATTACTAATGCACATTTGGCTGGTTATATTACACGGAAACAGAAAGAAGAAACGTCTAAGATTATCAAGCACCGACTGAATGGAAAACCATCCTTCATTGGTTGGCTGAAGGACCAGGTGCCACAATCGGAAGTGGAACGGATCACGTTGGACGCCTCAGAGAATGACTATAAAAACATCCAACGTCACAGACTAGAGTGGATGAAGCGGTTAGAACAGGAATTCAAAAATACTGTTGTATAAAAACAACACTTACCAAAAAGTCCTTGACAATCCCGCCAACTCTGGTATAATTAAGCCTTCATTTGATGAGGGCATTTTTTTATGTTTGAACAAACCGTATTATCACAGATTAGCCAACATATTAAAGACGGTGAAACAGCCGAATTTGTTAATGGCACATTATTTGTTACTGGCAGTAAAAACACCGTAAGAGACATTTATATTACTTTGTGTAATATCTACCGCAAACGATTCGTTGAATGGAATCATGTGGCAGATAATGAATACGCATTTGACTTTATTTTACCTAAGGATTAAACATGATTACACCATATACCGAACGCCAAAAGTCATTGATTGTTAAGAATGTCCTTGCGGCTTGTGAAGATATTGAAATGCTGAATAACACTGGTTATAAGTTCATTTACTTGTGTTCTGGTTTCATTGCACATTATGATTTGAATGGTTTTAAAGCCGCATATAGTAATCGCCGTGAATTGGCTCATGATATCATTATGAATGGTCGTTATAACCAATACAATAACTTTCAACCAAACGATAAAGATTATGCTTACTACATGAGTAAGAAAGATATTTACAATGCTATTTTGAAGGAGTTAACCAATGTATACTCTAATGCGTGAAACAACCAAATGGACTGACACCGATGCCAATACCAATGGCACTTATGTGTTTGAATCTAAACCAAAAGGTAAGATTGGTAAATTGGTTGGTTATATCAGCCGTTTGTCTGATGAAGTAAAGTGGTTCAAAGAACCATTGACGATTGATATGCGTGGTCGGTCTTTTGTAGAGGTAGGAAAATGAACGAACAAGTAAAAAAGATGTGGGCTGACCCTAGGTTTGAATTACTTGCCGAACTTGACAAATTATTAAATGGTAGTAAAATGTGGGGTGGTATGGGTTGGACATATCATCCTATTCATCCCGTGAAGTATCGCCCTGTAGCGGAAAAAGTCCGTAAGGCGTTGGATGATTTGAAAGCAGAATACGGAGTTGAAGAATGAACGAACGAATTCGAGAACTTGTTAGACAGGCTGGTCTAGATGATGCTGACTTTCCTGTTGAGAACTGGGATAATGTTCCCTTGGAAAAATTCGCCGAGTTGATTGTTAGAGAATGTTTGGAACAAGTTGACAAAGTGGATAATATGCTCGAAGATGACAAAGAGAAAACGGCAATAGCATGGGTTGGATTAGCGATTGCCAAACATTTCAGAGTTGAAGAATGAAAGTAGTAATCAATGTTTGTTTTGGTGGTTTTGGTTTAAGCCAAGCCGTATATGACCGTTACAATGAATTGACAGGTAAAAACGTTAAATATCAAAATGATATTACACGAGATGATATTGTATTGGTTCAAGTGGTTGAAGAACTTGGCCAAGAAGCCAATACTCGTTACTCTGAATTGAGAGTGGTGGAAATTCCAGATGGAACCTCTTGGTATATCCATGAATATGATGGTAGAGAAGAAATCCATGAAACACATAGGTCTTGGTGCTGATTCTATATCATACGGAACACCGATGACTCTATCACAGAAAATGTCCTTGGCAACCAAATGTTTCGGTATAAATGAATGGTTGCCAATTACCAAAACCTATGTTAGAATGACATCACTTTTTAGGAGTTTGTGATGGGAAGAACGAAAGATTTGTTCAATGAAATTGTTGATATGTTCAACAATGGTTATGATGCTGAGGATATTGCTGTGGTCCTCAACGTGCCTATTGATGAAGTTGAAGGCATTTTAGATAGCCTCAACAACCCCAGCGCCAACAACGTGCCTTATTGATTATGGAGAATTTGATGAACAAGAACCAAAAAGCCTTTATTGTGGCTTCTGAACGTAAGTATGGTGTCGCCGCCACTTTAACCCGTGACCAGATTAGTGATTTGGTTGAAGAAGCAAACCTGCCTTATCCATTCTGGTTGACCTCTAAAGCCGAACACCGTGCTGGTCGTGGTGCTTACCAAGTGCCGATGTTGCCTGCTTCTGAGTTGCCTAATGCTATCAAGGTAGTAGAACCTGAACTGGCAGAAGTTGACCTTGCACAAGTTATGGTACTGCGCCAACCTAAGTTGCAAGATGATTCCGATACCTCAATCCCTGTAAAGTATCCCGATTATGTTCCATTTGGATTTTTTAAAGACTTGCGTAATATCGTTAAATCTAATATGTTTTATCCTGTGTTCATTACAGGCCTATCAGGAAATGGTAAAACACTCATGGTTGAACAAGTTTGCGCTGAGTTGCAACGTGAATGTATTCGTGTTAATATTTCGATTGAGACTGATGAATCTGATTTGCTCGGTGGTCCTACCCTTGTTAATGGCAATGTCGTTAATCGTGACGGTCCTGTTATTCAGGCAATGAAACGTGGTGCCATTCTATTGATTGACGAAGTTGACCGTGGTTCTAATAAGTTGATGTGCTTGCAAGGTATTCTTGAAGGCAAACCATACTACAACAAGAAATCTGGCGAGTTGGTACAACCTGCTAAAGGTTTTAACATTATCGCCACAGCAAATACAAAAGGTATGGGTTCTGATGAGGGCAAATATCTTGCACAAATTCTTGACTCCGCATTTTTGGAACGATTCCCTATTACTGTTGAACAGGAATATCCTGACGCAAAAACTGAAACTAAAATCTTGTCACCTCTGGTTGATGACCAAGATTTTGTTAAGTGTCTTGTGATGTGGGCTGAAGTTGTGCGTAAATCATATGCCGAAGGTGCTATTGATGAAATTATCTCCACTCGCCGTTTGGTACACATTGTTAAGGCTTATGAAATCTTTAAGGACAAAATGAAAGCAATCACTTTGTGCGTAAACCGTTTTGAAGAAGAAACAAAAACTGCCTTCATTGACCTTTATACGAAAGTGGACGCCAAAATTAATGCACCTGAAACACCTGCTGTTGAAGCACCAAAAGCAGACCAAGAAATTCCATTTTAATGAGTGAAACTCCAGTAACGCATAAATAAGTGTGTTACTGGAGAATAAAATGCACATTTATAAAATTACAAATACTGTCAACGGTGATTATTATATCGGACAAACAGTTAAAGAACTGAATGAACGGATGAGGGGACACCGAAATACGGCCAATCATGGTTCCAACTATCACTTACATAATGCAATGAGACACTATGGTTATGTAAATTTTAAGATAGAATTGATTGAATCGGTAGACAATTTGGAATTATTAAATGAAAGGGAAATCTATTGGATAGAGCATCTGAATCCAAAATACAATTCACATAAAGGTGGACTAGGTGGTTCAAAGTCTGGCCGACCTGACATTCTAGGTGAATCTAGAGAAAATTGGAAAAAAGGATTTGACAGAAAAGGTAAAGAACCTTGGAATAAAGGTAAAACCGGTTTAGGTGGTTACAAATGGTCTAAACCAATGTCTGATGATAAGAAAAAAGCCATTTCCGAATTCATGAAATCCAAAAGAGTAAAATGTGTGCATTGTGGTGTTGAATCTAACCCAGGTAATATTGGAAGATATCACAATGATAAATGTAAAATGAAAGAGATTATATTATGATTAGAACAGTTCGTAGTGGTAAACAAAATCGTCATGAAAAGATTACGGTGACATTGTTGAGTGGTAATCCTGTAACACCTGATGAAATCAAGGCCTGCTT